CACTAGACCATCTCATAAAACGGAGACTCACAAATGATTAAAGCACTATACAGTATTATGTTTGCTGCTCTCATGTGGGTTCAAGTTCCACAATGGAGTGACGACTGGTCTAAGTGTGCAGTAGATGTGCCTGACACAGCATGTCATTGGTACATCACTGCACCCGATAGCACCATGGGTGAAGGATTCAGTTGGGCAAATGCTCCCTGGTTCAGTGTTGAAGGTCTCCGTGATATTGGAGAACTTCACAATACGATGGCATCAATTCAAACTGCAAGCGAAGCATGAATCATTATCTAGTTTTTGTATATGGTGTATGCTTTGCCCTCATTGGGGGTGCTGCATTCGCAATGATGTGGGCAAATATCATGTCACTCGACATGAAACCTAAACCCGTTCGTCAAAAACATCCAGAGGCACCTGCCCCTGGCGATGAAGTCATGTATGTTGATTTAACAAAAGAACGACTTGAGGGTCTTTACAACAAAGACAATTCTTGATATATAATGGGCGTATCAATCGCCCTTTTTTAATGAAAATTTTTCTAGACACTGCTGACACTGAGGTCATCAGAAAACACTTTGATACTGGATTGGTGGATGGCGTCACCACTAACCCTACCCTCATTATGAAAGCGGGTCGTGATCCCGAAGAAGTTTATCAAGAGATTAAAGATATTGGCGTCAAAGATATTTCCATGGAGGTCATGGGAAATTTTGTTGAGATGTATATGGAGGGATCTAGACTGTCCCAAAAGTTTGGTGATGTTGCTACCATCAAAGTTCCCTGCACACGCGAGGGTCTGAAGGTCTGTAAGGCACTTTCAGATGAAGGTATCAAGGTCAATGTCACACTCATCTTCTGTGCCTCTCAGGCGGTCTTAGCAGCGAAGGCAGGGGCAACATATGTTTCTCCTTTTGTAGGACGCTTGGACGACCAGTCAATAGCGGGTCTAGAGGTTGTCAGATCCATCTCTGAGTTGTATCGTATTCATAGAGTGTCAACTCAGGTTCTGTCTGCTTCTATCCGTAGCGTGCAACGTGCTATCAGATCATGGTATAATGGTGCTGAGATCTGCACGATGCCACCTAAGGTATTTGAACAGATGTATGACCACATCCTTACTGATAAAGGTATGGATATTTTTGAAAACGATTGGAAGGAGGTACAAAAGTGACATTCGCAGTTTATTCAAGAGATGGTTGCCCTTATTGCACCAAGGTAGTTCAGGTGTTACAGTTGGCAGAGCAAAAACATGTGGTGTATAAATTAAACAGAGACTATACTAGGGATGAGTTTTACTCCAAGTTTGGAGTTGGATCTACATTCCCGCAGGTTTTAGTTGATGAAACATCAATCGGAGGTTGCTCCGAAACTGTCAAATACTTACGAGAACAGAATTTAGTCTAATGGAACAAAACCTCAGCGACATCTTCGATCTAATAGAACATGCGATTGATAATGCCTTTGAGGGACAAATGAACTTAAGATTTTATGATTATCTCAAGGACAGCAAAATAAAAAAGCATGAGATAGATTCATTCATTTCAAGTTCAACTGCTAATGAAATTGGTGGATTGATTTTAGATCTGGATGAATATCTCAAAGGTGGTGCTGATAACGAGCACAGACAATTGCGTGAAGGTTATGGTCACATTCCTAAACCTCAAGCACGAAAAATCAGAAACTACTTAGAAAGTTTCATAGAAGATGCAAGGAGGTATAGTGATGTCCGAAAACCTGGACGAAGAAAGAAGCAATCTAAATAACGATGATACCCACATTAATCGTGGGTTTGAGTTACTACTAAGAAGAAGGAGGAAGAAACCAGAACCCCCGAAAACTTTTCAGATAAAGTTTGGTAAGATGGTCGCTCTCTTTCGCAGAGAGATTGTATTTCACCTAAACTTATATCTGGACATCAGAAAGAAATAAATCTCTGGAGGACAAAAGATGTTAGCAGTAACCTTGACTATCGGAACATTAGTTTCTATCATGTTCTTTTTTGTAGGAGGTGTGGTAGGATGGTTAGCAAAGGAGCATCAGTTCCAAACCCAACCCGTTTATATGCATCCAGAGATGTTTGATGAAAACGGAAATGTATTACCAGACGAAATTTTAGCAGTACGATTTGAAAATGGCTATGACGACGACGAAGACGAAGACGAAGACTAAGGCAACAAAGGAAGTCAAACTACCACCTAACCCATTCCTTCACGAGATTCTAGAACTCGCGAGCAAGCAACGGAGTGGTGCTAAGAAAGCGGAGATTCTTCAGGAGTATCGCAATGATGCCCTGACTTCCATTCTGATCTGGAACTTTGATGACAGCATCATCAGTATTCTTCCACCTGGAGACGTTCCATACAAAGAGAATGAAGTTCCTGTTGGAACTGATCACACCTCTCTCCGTCGAGAGTGGAAGCATCTCTATAACTTTGTAAAGGGTGGTAATGATACCCTGAATGGTCTTCGTAGAGAGACTATGTTTATTCAGATGTTAGAAGGTCTGCACCCAGAGGAGGCAAAGATTTTGTGCTTAACAAAAGATAAACAACTGCAAACTAAATATAAAATATCCCAGGCAAATGTTGCTCAGGCATTCCCTGACATTCGATGGGGGGACCGTTCATGACGGTAGCAGTAGAACAGGAAAAGGAAATGGCTGAGTTTGGATCAGAGAGTAGTAGTGTAAACCCATCCGACTATAGTTGCCAGATCCTTCTTGAGAAAACTACTCTTGAAGCTGCGAACGATAAATCTTTTCCAACGGATGCTAGGTTGATCTGGTATATTGTTGATAATCAAAAATTCATTGATCTTGTTCGCTGTGGCAAGGTCTCTAAACTTTTTGATATGTACTATGATAAGTATGGAAAAGGTTCTGTCCAAAGAATTGACTTTGGATATGGAACTGTTAATCCTAAACTTTGGGGTGTGAAAGCAAAGAGGGAGGGGAAGAAAAGAAAATGAGTATTGGATTCGGTGGTAACCAGAATGCTGGTCGAACAGGAAAGGACGCAGAAATTACAATTGACTTGGATGAGATTGATGTGCTCATCAAAAAGTATAAAGGTCTAAAGAAGTATGCTAAATCAAGTTTGTATGCTGTGAAAATGATGGATGGGAATGAACACATCATCACTTCCATGCTTGAGGAAACTGAGGATCAAGGTAATCTGGGACTAGATTGACAAACCCAATAGATAGTATTATGATCGTTAGCATGTATTATTATCATCATGTATAAACCATACTCACCGGAGTGGCACAGGTATAGATACCTGAAGGAAGCACTAGATAAGTATCTTGATGATTATGTTGATAACGATGTGATTCGTGATGACATTTTAACTATTCTCGGTGAAAGATCAGAAGCAGCATATGCTGATTTCAATAAAACTTCAGAATTAGAATCTAAACTCCGAAAGAACTAACATGCTTTCTACCGCTTACCGACTCAGATTAGAGTCTATTTGTAGGTGTATTGCCAATAAAGAACATGTTCCGTTAGAGGATATGATCTGGGTAGAGAAACTTGCCAAGTCGCATACCCTTGCTAGGGACTGGTTACAGAAGGCACGAAGGCAAGCATCGCAAGATATTGAGGAAGGTAGTACCGACGATTTTCTGAATAGGATGGGTTTAGGAGACCCCGATCCATCCAATCATAAAACGGGGTTCGATAGTGCTGATGATATTAAAGACTGGTTTCAGAGAGATAAACCAGATGACTGGAGGCAGAGAGATTGAGTAGCAAGATGATGTTTCTGGTTGATGCTGGTAATGGTAGATGTATCACTCACGATGGATACATTCAACTCGGCAGTTTCTCTCATACCGTAGAGAAGCATCTTGAACTATGTCCCGAACAAGAATGGCAGGTAACATACTGGATGCCTGATCCATTCTATATGAGATACCCACGACCTAACTACCAACATACTATGAAGGCGAACGAAGGTTCTCCTAAGACTGATAATGCTACTGATAATAGACCAAGAGATTTTCCAGATCAAGCAACGAATAGGTTAGAGAGAACATTATGAATGTAATTACAGAAGGAAAAGTAAAGACGGTGTATCAAGGTGACGATGCTGATCGCGTCATTATTGAGTATCATGACAAAGTAACTGCTGGCAACGGTGAGATGGTTGACCATCCACTAGGAAAAGGATCTCTCTGCTGCAGTATCTCATCTATTATTTTTGAAAAACTTTCCAAAGAACTTATTCCCAATCATTATATCAATATGGTTGGTGCTAATAAGATGATCTGTAAGAAGGTAGATATTGTTCCACTAGAAGTTATTTGTAGGAACCGTGCTGCTGGATCTATTGTTCGTGAAACAACTCTAAATGAAGGAGTTCCACTACCACAACCGATTGTTGAGTTCTTTCTGAAAGATGATAGTAAGCACGATCCTCTACTCACACCTGATCGTGTGCGTCTGATGGGATATAATCCCGAACCTTTCATTGAGATGACTCTACAGGTTAATGATTATCTCCGTCAGATGTTCTACATTATGGGCATTGACCTTGTAGATTTTAAAGTTGAGTATGGTTATGATGCTCATGGTGATTTGTATCTTGCTGATGAGATCAGTCCTGATAGTATGAGACTATGGAAGATTGGTAGTGATGAAAGATTTGATAAGGATCTATTCCGAAAGGATGAAGGTGATATCGTTCCTGCTTATCGTGAGATTCTAGATAGACTACAACCGCTTGCTATTTCATGAATGAATTAAAGATCACTCCCCAAACATATATTGATATGAATAAGGAGTTTGAAGAAGATGATATTCCTTTCCGAATTGCTATTCCTACACAAGAAGCACTTGATAAGTGGCAATCACAACCAGCACCACCTTATGAAACACCACCTCATGTAGATATGGTTGCTAACATGTGGGCAGAGCACAATAGAATAGAAGAAGAACGCAAACTACAACTTGAGCTTGACCTATGAAAAATGACGCTAAATTCGCACTTGAGATACAACTAGATAATATATGCAGAATATTGGGTGGTGAAGCAAAACATTATAAATGCTGTGATAGAACCACGACTCACGAAAAAATTGTTATTGAATACAACCATCAAAAGAAATGACTACTCAAGCATGGATTTATAGTAACGGCAATCAAGAATGTGAGAGAGCTTCAATGCTTCTCTCAGGCATTTATAGTGATTTTAATGTATACAATTTAAATAAAGAATTTACAGAAAATCAATTTCAATCAGAGTTTGGAAGAACTGCAGAGTATCCTCAGATTGCAATTGGAGTTCATCACCGAGGATCTCTGAAAGAAACCTTACATTATCTACAA